AACAGTGTTATAATAAAAGATGCTGGAATAATAAGTTTTGTTTCCATTGTATAAATTTTAATAAAAATAAGGCAATTTTAGTACAATATTAATTAAAAAATATCGAAAAAAAAAGCACAAACCCAAACAGAAAACTGAGTGGTAGGCGTCCATGTGTTTGTAGGATCGTATTTTGCCTTTATATCGTTATCAGCCATGAAGGCTGTGGTCATCTCATTTTTTATCTCAGCTACTGTTCTCATCATTCAAATGTGTTATCAAATGTGTTATCGAAAATTCCTTCGGCTATAATATCGCAAGTAGCCGGTAAGGGCCTTTGTATTTTAAAATAATCAACGATACGCTGATTGGTAATGCTGCTCACAGTAATTGAATCGCCCTCGGTTATATGTCCAGAAATACATTTTCCATTGGCATAAGCAATAGCGTATGCATCCTCGGCGCTTCCGGAACCGATTAGCGCTATATCAAACATATTCTGCCGTTCTATAGCTATAATTATCATACCTCAACGTATACTTCAGTTTCACTGACTGTTACTTTTAAAACCTTTAAATGCTGTGATTTAAGCTGCTCTTTAAGGTTCCCATGAAACAAAGTGTCCACATTGCCTCCAAGCATACTTTGCACATTTACACCCAATGTCGGCGATTCTTTAAAATCTCCCGGCACACCGGCCATCACAAACTGAACGATCTGCTCATCAACATCGCCGATAGACATGCTGCCGTTTGCAACGACAAGATCACCGTATTCATCTATAAGTATTCCGTTCATCAGTGCTTTACTTTATCGTTTTTGAAATTATTTGCGACAGGAGCTGTAGTGGTTGGTACAAATGTTACACTGCCAACCATACCACCAGGAATAACCGTAACAGGTATGCTTGCGAGTAATGCCGTAAGGGTCTGCAGATCCTGATAAACATTTTTCATCCAGCTTACCATGCTGTCAACCTTTACTATGCCATGATTTAAACCGCCATTAAAACTTATCTCATCATCTTTTATCAACACTTCACTCTGGCCGATTTTTATTCTTATTTTTTCGATCTCCGAGAACATACACACAAAAGCATCTACCGGGCTGACTTCGCAGACCAGAACATATTTATCATTGCCAGTCTTTGGAGTTATTACGACACCCAGGTCGCTGTTTATGTTGGCATTCAATCTTACTTTTTTAAACGGAGCTTCCCCTGATATCGGGGTAACATCGCAGGTTGACCCATTAACAGAATCAACCGTGCACACGTGCAGCTTCATATCATCCTGGTTGGCTATATTTTTGATATATTCAGCTATCTGGTTCACTTTATCTGCCCTCCAAGCGTTATTTTCTGGCGATATCCTCCCTGGCCAAAGGTGTAAGTAACAGCATCCACAAAAAACTTTTTATCATGGCGCTCCTTATTGTCGTCATCAAGGATGTGTACAATGTCGCCTTTACGGACATAAGGTTCGCCAAATGCCATAAAATCACCTGCCATCTTATCGACTTTGAATTTTGCCAACTGATCTTTTGCAAAGGCTTTGAGTTGTTCAACGGTTTCTTTACCAGGAACCAAAAAAGTCCTTATCTCAGCATCCTGTACATCCTGCGGTTCTTTCCATTCGAGTTTTTTATTATCCCGTGTAATCGTTTTAACTATGATTTGCAGGTTCAGATCCTCGGCAAGTGTATAAACCAGGTTATCAGAAATAGTGTTCTCGCCGATCCTGAACTTAATGGTACGGGTGGCGTTATCTTCAGTGGTTAGCGTAGTGGGTAGTATGCCATAGAACTTGTCATCCCTGAAATAAAAATTTACAGGGTAATTGGTCATGAAATACTCAAACACTTTTGCAAGCGTGGTATCGCGGGTTATCTTTACCTCACCGAGATCAACCTCAGCAATACTTGTATTATATGACGGCATCCATTCTTTTACAAAATCCCCAATTTTGAGTTTGGGGTAATATGTTGCCGGTAATTTTACCTGCTTGAGTTTCCAGGCTTCATTTTCGCACTCTATTACCGTAGGGGTTCCGCTTGAAACAGTCTTTACATAGCCTTTAAACACCGTTTCAAAGTAAAAATCGGTTCCGTAGCCCAGCGATATAGAAATAGTGGAATTCCGCTTCACATAATCAGTGATAGATTTGCCTTTATATTTCAGCTTCCTGGGAACGATCACTTTTGCGGTGTCAGTAAAGTTACGCGTTGACGTTACAATTTCTATCTCGTTCACGTAATTGAATGATACCGAGGTTTTTGTTTCCGGATTCTTGATATTTATAAAACAATTCAATACTTTCATGCGCCTTCCTCCTGAATGCTTAGCTGCACATCCTGATCACTGATAAGCTTCAGATTAAAGGGTATGGCGTTTACAAACTTTGCCGACGACTGTGGAATGCTTGCGCTCTCTAACACTACCTTGTGCACATCAAACGCATTGATGAACACATTACGAACATTAAAGTTCTCCTCAATTTCAAACAGCCGGATAAACTCCTTCAGCTCGTCCAGCGGAAAATAAAACTGCGAATCTGCAATAAGACTGCCCGAAACAGTGAACGAATAATCTTTAGCAGAGATATATTCTTTAATGGTGACGCGCCTCTTGGTAACGGGTGTTTTTACAATAGTGTTTTCAAAGCTGGTGTCGATGCGTACGTCCCAGATAAGTATTTTAACCGACCTTTTATTGTCTTCAAAAATAAGGTTATTGCGCACCGGGTATCTTTTATCTGAGGCAGTAAAAGGGCTTAGCTCGTTGTCAGTGGACAGCCTGTACTCACCATTGCCGCCAATATAGGCCGGATTAAGAATAAGGTCATATATGCCTTGTTTAACCAATTGCACAGCAGCAGTACCCGAAGCCTGGGCTGCGGCACCGGCAAGATTGCTCATAATACGGGCTGCTGCATTATCCTGACGACCCTGCAAATCCTTGTTTATTATGAACCTTATTCCTGCCATTATACTGAATAATTTACATCGTTGACCACCGAAGCCAGCGCATTGGTAAGTTTACTCATAAAATCGCTTGCATCTTTCGGATCCTGGGTTTTATCAAAATAATTATTATTGGTTTCGATGAGGCCACTGTTGAGGTGGATGATTACTTGCTTAACTGATTTTCCACCACCAGAAATGGCATCAGCAGCCATATCCACAGAACCGGTACCGCTGCCACTGCCACCTGGAGACTTCACATATTTCAAACTTCCGCTTAAAAAACCAGAAAGCCTTTCCCATTCATCATCTTTCAGAACTTCAAATGTTTTTTTGCGAAGTGCATCAAATTCATTTGCAAGATTTTTGGAATTGAATAGTTTTTCATAAGTTGAATTATCTTTTAAATTGATTGACTGTGCTTGAGTATATAAATCTTTTCTTTCTTCAGTGGTAAGATTCCTTGCAAGAATATCAAGTGAACTTTTTTTAAGCCTCATTTTTTCTTCAATTTCAATTATTTTCTCAGGACTCATACCTGAAAATCCATACGCAGTATTCGCGGCTAACATGTCTTGACCTTTATACTCTAAGTATTTATTGATTATTTCGGCAGCTTTTTTATTTTTAGGATTTAATCCAATTGCTGCCTGGGAAGCCTTATATAGTTTGTCCAAATTAGCGTTAAAAATTTCTGCTCCATTTACACCCTGTTGGTTTTCAGGATAAACAACACCTTGTTTTATAAACCATTTCTGTAATTTATTCCTTTCGGCACTTGCAGATGCGTAGGTGATTCTGCGTACATATTCTTCTTGAAGTTCTTTATATTCATCCTCCTCTTTACTAAAAAAGTCTTTTTGCGATGCTAACTGCATTTTCCTTTCATAAGCAGTATTCACACCATTTAACTTATCAAGTAATTCTTGATTTTTTACAGTTTCCAAGTCCATATTGGCGAGAAAATCAGGATATTGCTGCTGCAATTGTTGCAGAAGACTTTTTCTTTGTTCCTCTCCGGTATTGGCATTTGTAATTATACCTACTAAAGAATTTAACTCAGCTTTTTCGCGTGCAATTTTTTCTGGCAATGGTATCTCAACCCATCCTTTCATTGTTTCCACAATAGATTTTGATCCGCGCAAAAAATCATTAAAGGCCGGTTTCATTCTTTCGCCAGTAGCTACCTTCAGTTGAAATATTGCATCTTTAAGATTGCTTACCTGACCTTCGGTAGTTCTGCTCTGTTCTTCCATCATACCGGTAAAACCTTTGCTTTTCATTATCTGGGGTAAGGCTGCCAGCATCTCTTCAGTTGTAGCTATCAGTTCACCGTTTTTAGAAATTCCTTTTCCGGTCGCTTTTATCCAATCGTCTGTGCTTATCAGGAGGTCACGGAACATATTGACACCCTCACCTTTCTGACCGGTACTTATTTTTGCATAAGCCCCTAATACCTGTTCAAGCGGTTTTCCGCTTGCTGCAGCAAGATCACCAAGCATGGTTAGGTTGTTTCTGCTATACCTCCCGATTGCCTGGAGCTGATTACCTGCCTCCACTACCTGGTTAAGTTCAAAAGGAGTTTTCATTGCGATATCACTATACTCAGTCATTCGATCTCGGGCGGATCCCTGACTGCCGAGCATAGTCTTTAGCGTAACATTATACTTTTCTACTTGAGCAGCTGCCTTTACAGACTCTCCGGCAAAATCACTCATTTTTTTTATACCACCTGCAACAGCAGCTGCAGCTATCATCCACGGGCTTATTCCGAAATTTGATTTAAGTTTTGAAAAGAAACCATTAGAGGTTGTTGCGCAAGTTGCTGTAGATCTTTCAAGTGACCTAATTCTTTTCTCAGTTTCCTCAATTAATAAATTGTATTTTTTTCGATGATCGGTTCTTGTCGTAGCATCTAATGATGCTTTCAACCGCGCAAGATCAATTTTTAATCTTGATATGCTTTTTGGTATATCGCTAAAGGGATCTTTTACTTTTTTACGGCTAATGCGGTCAATATCCCTTTCAAAATTCTTAATTGGCACCCCCCATTTATCAAGAATTTCTATAGCATACTGAACATTTTCCATTTTATGTACTATATTTGTAAAAAAAATACATGAAAGCAATAATTGTCTATTGGGCTATCTCATTTTTGGCAATCTTTTTCTTTTTCTGTATCGACCCTAAGATTGGTTTTATGGCTTTTGTATTTTTATTTATTCTTTTCATACTTATTTTAGCTGGGTACTTTATTTTGAATTGGTTAGATCGTTAATCTTCTGGTTCAAATCGCGAGCGATGTTTGCGAACGAAGGCTAAATCATTAAATGCGCTGCATAATTGCCTGATAGACATTTTGTCAATAATGTCAGGGGTGTATTTCAGGTAATATCTAACAAAAGCACGCATATATCTGTACTTGTATGATATTTCCCCCGCTATGTCGAACCTGTTTTCAGGCTTATCAATCGTAGCGGAGGCTAAAGCTCCTCCAATTCACCGTCAATTCTCTTTATGATACCTCCAAGCCAGTCAAATAAACCCATCTGGTATTTATCAACCGTTTTAAGTTCAATATCACCATCAATCCAACAATTATCAATCAGTGCCTTATCAAATTTTATTGACGAACCACCAGATATCGTTCTGCAAGCATCAAGTATTTGCAAATCAGGACTCCTTAGATAACAACATTTGCCGTCTGACGCAGTGTATTTATATACGGATCCATACTGTTTTTTCCAGGATTCAACAACCTCTTTACTAACTGATTTTTCCATAGCTGCCTCCTATTTCCATTCAATATGGCTCGGCACCAGGTCAAACGTGGTTTCGTTTTTGGTGTCGCCCTGTTTTATGTCGAGAGAATCTTTGGTAAACTGGCAGTTTCTGATCTTATGTGTAATGATGGTAGTTCCGTTCATGGGTACAAAACACACCACTATATCGAAAGGCGCTATATCCTGTAGTCGTCCGGTATCGCTTGAGGCACGTATGGCTTCCACAGCGCTGCGCAGTAGCGTGAAGGATGCTTTCGGTGTAATATTACCATATCCGCGTGCTACAGCCACCTGTCCGGCACCCATAATGTTTTCCACCACCTGGTCGTCTTCATAAGTTATAGCCGTAATGGCAGTTTCGTGGAACCCTGCAATATTAACCTTGAGGTTTGCCCAGGAGGGTTCTACACCATTGATAAGGAGCACATTTCTTAATCCGTTCATATTTTAACTTATTGAGGTTGTATTTTTAATGGTTATGTTGAATTCACGCATCACTCCCACACCTACCTTTTCGATCACAAATTCAATTTTGCTGGTTGACAACACGTTCTGATCGGGATCTATATTCACCTCGTAGCCGCTGAGTTCTTTGGCTTTCTCCATGTCTTCAAGCTGTTTTCCGGCAACAATCTTCAGGTAAGCCACGTCGTCGGGGTTGAGTTTCCCGGTGGCGGGATCCAGATAAACCGGTCCCGACAGTTCAGGTACCAGGTACGTGCGTATGCCACGGATAGCCTTGTCCATGCTGCGGTTGGCTTCAATGAACTTATAATCCGAAGTGTCCAGATCCATAGTATAACTATCGTTAAACCACGATCCCGACATTCCTCCCTGGTACACCAGAAACAGGTAATGCTTGGCATCGAGAGCTGCAAGGGCTGCTTGTGTAGTATTTTTTACAAGGGTGCCATCAGAGAATCCAGGAGTTGAAATGCCTGACGGGAACTTCTTTACCCAGGATATGCTTTCGTGCACTTTGGCCAGTGATAACATACCGATGGCAAGTCCGGCAAGTCCCACAGAATACTTATTTACAGAGTTACCTGCAGCAGTATACAGGTCGTTAGCGGTACCGGTACCATCCTGTCCTATCAACACCGAAATATTCCGCAGGCCGGTTGCAACAAGGCTGGTATTAAGCCCCGATATGGCTGCGATTTTCGGAATATAAAGTATCTGAATAGGGGTAAACAATGCATCCTGGGCTGTTGCTATAGCCTGCAGCGCAGTAAGTTCTGTTGATGATAACTCTTTCTCGTAACAATATACGGCGATCTGGCGAAGTTTGCCTTCAGCATAGGATTGCATCGTATTAATTTCGGTAAAATCATATGCGCCTGTAGGTGTTTTGAAAAGGCCTACATAAAGCATGATGGCGGGGTTGATCCTGAGCGCTTCTGATATATGATAGTGCAGGGCCTTAATTTCCCAGTTGGCCGATGTAGACACTATGCCGAGCGCTTCAGCGGCTGCAACAGTTCCGATAAGCTGTATGCGGTTTGAAGTAGTGAAACCTGATGGCAGGTTGGCATCGGCCAAATATAACATTAATCCGGAATAGTGATCTTCACCCGGCAGGCTTGGGGCAACTCCGCCGTTGCCTTTTACAATGGTTATTTTATTCATTTTCTATGTTTTTAGATTTTGATTTTTTTGATTCAAAAAACTCTTTACGGGTTATCCGGGTGCAGTTTTCACGCTCGTTGAAATAAACTTCTTTATCGTCGTACCAGACATAATCAACGCCCGGAAAGCCATCGAATACGGCCTTTATTTTCTTTTCCATAGCAGGTAAATTAATATCAATAATTCAATAATAAATAATGCGGACAGTATCTGGCCTGCCCTGTGCCAGAAGGTGATTTTGTTTACTTCAACAGGTATGGTTTCTTTGGTGGCAGAAGTATGGGCAATGGTTGTCTTTATGTGTTTTTCGTTCCAGGCAATGGCAACGGCAGCGCTGTCAATTTTACATCCAACGGTAAGTTTATTATCACTTAAACTGAAACTTGGCTTAATATTCTGAGAGGCCCTGAGTGTTTCAATTTCGCACAGCATAACATTACCTGCAGAATCGCATTTTAACAAGAGCTTATATGCTGCGCTGTCGGATATATATACTATACTGTCGTGCCTTTCATCAGTTATTTCTGTGGTGGATGAAGTGGATTCGCTTGTAATAACCATTCCCTGGCATGGGTATAGGTTATTGCAGCGCTCTTTGGTTGCACATGCCGTTAACGCAATCGTAACCAGGATGAGCAATGCTATTTTTAAAATTGGTCTCATACTGTCTTTTTGATTGCTATGAATTTTCGTAAGCGCAGCCCGTTAATTACATCCCGGGAATACTTACGTGTTTTACGGGCTACTATATATCCTTCGCGTCCGCCGCTGCTGTTGGTATTGCCTTCGACGGTTATAAAATACGCAGGATGCTGTTCAATCACAATGCCGGCATGTCCGCGCCACAAGCCCTTACCATTTTCATAATGCTGCCAGATAACAATGCTTCCTGTTACAGATGTATCAGACAGGTAAAAATACCCTGATCTGTCTTTTGTAAAATTTGTAAGCGTGCTTTGCGAATTGCCGGTAATGAGTTTCATCGCTCTGGCATTTACAGCGCTGTCATCAATAGATCTGTGCCATACAAGTTTGCAGAAATAAACACACCAGGAATCGTACTTATGCCAACCTACCTGTTCCATTTCGTGCTGGAAGGCTTTATCAACAAATCCGGAGTTATTGGTTGTTTCCCTCTGGCCAATGAGCGACACAGCCGTATAAACAATGGCTGCAATCAGTGTAACGCCTATGGAACCTTTTTTAACGCTGCTCATTTTTCCTTTTTCTGTTTTTATATTGCTGTGCCAGCCATTTAAACAATCGTCCTCCGGCTGCCCCGGCTAATCCTCCCACTATGGACAAAAGCGCTGTTTCAATGATCTTACCGCTTGTGACTCCGAAAGAGAATCCTATGGTAGAACCCGACAATATGCTCAATAACTTTTCCCGCATTTTTTCTGTAAAAGGATGAGCGCCTACTCAACGCTGTTACCTGTTTTTCGGCGACTCGTCCTGTGTTTTTATGCTGTTACCTGGATAATACCGAGCACACCCTTTGAATCGCCCCTGCGCGTCCTACCTCCGGCACGTTGTAGGAAGCTGTATATATCACCATAGTATTGCGGGTTACCCTGATCGTCGAACATCTGGGTAGCACCTAACGCACGGGCCACCATGCCTTTGTGCCAGAATAAGGCTATCGCCGAGGCGGTAGTGGCATAATTGCTGGTTCCGGCTTCTATATCCTCAAGCTGTTCAGGGGTATAGGTAAGGTCAGTCGAAGTCCATCTGAAATAATCAGTACCCGATACGGCTGTTAACGTGGGAGCTGAGGCTACCAGCGCGGTGGATCGTTCATAGATTTTAAACCCTTCGAGCATATCAATTTCCCCGGTAACGGGATTGTAAATGACAGAATAATCTCTGTTACTGTTGGCTTTAAGTTCCCGCACCAACTGTCCTTTCATGGTTGTATCTATAATACATCTGCGGTCGGCCTTCGGAATACCCCATTTATTAAAGGTCTCTTTTGCTACGATAAAGTCTTCGATGCAGATAGCTTTACGGTTTGAAGTTCCCACGTGCGGTGATACGGAAGAACCGGAAGTTTTAATGAAATATGCAGGCCTCCAGTTGTATAACATCGCTTCAGCTATAAACTGTTTCAGGTACATCATATCCTCATTCATACAGCTGTCCATCTTATCGTATGACAATTCAGCTTTATCAATATTGGGGATGAAACGGGGATCTGTAGTAAACTCATCCAGTACGTAAGTAACATCGATATCTTTACGTCTCGTTATAGTGGCCGGTAACGTTTTACGATTACGCTGTACACCTGAAGGACTACCTGCCTGCGGAATGTGAACAACTCCAGTCCCGATCACATACTGACTCTCGTCAATGGATTCCAGGAGAAATTCATTATCCTTAAATAGGTTTTCTACAATGTAGTTAGTCCATATTTCAGGCGTAACTGCCATTAAAGTAGCACCTTTTGGAGCTTTGATGAATGCAGAGGCGCCCAGAGCTGCTGCTCCTGCTCCTATGCCAAATACTGATCCGATACCGGTAGCGAACAATAAAGCCACCAGGACGCTAAAAATAAGTTTGCTTGTTTTCATGTTGAATTTAAATATTAATTATTAATTGATTGAGTTTGATTATACGGTTACCCATTCAGGTGCAGTTGCACCTGTGTTCATTTTCAGCATTTGACCTGATGTCCCTTTGGGGAGTTTTGTCCAGGCAGTACCATTAAAATAAAGCATGTCTCCTGCAGTACCGTCTTCCAGTTTAGCCAGGGTTACATTCTTATCTTTGATGGCTGCTGTTTCCACCGCATTGGATGCAAGATGATCTGCTGTAATTGCATCATCGGCGATCTTGTCAGAGGTTACTGCATCGTTTTTAATTTTTGCAGTTTCCACAGCATCAGTAGCGAGTTTGGCTGCCGTGATAGCGCCGTCCTGTACATCATCATTGGTGCTGGTTACCACCACAAAGTTTGTTCCGTCATATTTGAGCAGCGCATAAACGGTTGCTCCTGAAGGGACAACAATGGCAGACCCTGAAAAACCTGTGCCCAGGGTAACGGTTCTGGCTCCGCCTGATGCAGTGAGCTTCAGCAGCATCTCGGCATTTTTTGTAACCTCGTCGTCAACAGCCACATTGATGGTAGGATTACCTGTAAGGGCTCCCACTTCCACGATGGTATTCAACTGGTCAACCGTAAGGTTGATAGTTGCAGCATAATCGGGCGACTGTGTATCGACACTGGGGAACAATACTTCAACTTTTTTATCGGTGTCAACCACTGAATTAGGAGCTTTGAAGCCGTAGCTCGCATTTGTTTCTTGTCTGACAAACATGTTTTTATCCTCCTTTTAAGATTTGTACTCTTTGTTGAACTTTTCTTTGTAAAGCTGCTGGAACCATGCAAGGTTTGTGCTTTTGATGTTTTCCAGCCGACATTCTTTATGCAGCTGATCCCACGTTTTTTTCCGGTCAGCTTCAGGGATGGTGTCCTTATCAATCTCATCGATAACTCTGCCGACACCAGCCAGGCTGTTAATCACCTTTTCTGCCGTAGCATAGTCGGTTTCAGCCATTTTGGTGTACGTTTCGCGCATGTCTTCGCCGAATTTCTTTTCAGCAATGCCTGTGTCGATGAGGTTCTTTACCTTAGCCTTATTAAAATCGTTGATCTGGTTCTGCAGGCCGGTAATCATATTGTCTTTTTGCGACAGCTCTGCCGCATGAGTCCTATTTTTTTCAAGAATATTGTTCACGGCGGTTGCAATGGCATCCTCAGTGGCATTCTCGTCCAGGTTAAGTAATTGAGCGATTTTTTTCATTTTTGATTTTGTTTGGTTATTATTCGAATAATTAATAAGTTGCTGAGAAAAGTGATTATATACGTCGCGGGGATCAGCCAGGGTATCAGGAGCGGTTATTTCTTTACCATCCCTGATCTCATTGACAAGTTTTAATGAGAGCGCCTCCTGAGCGGATAGCCATGTATTGGTATTGCAGAAGTAATCCTTCTTTACTTTTTTTGCGTCTATACCTGTGCGGTTGGCAAACATATCCACCAGGTCGGCCTCAAACTTGTCCATCATATCAGCATAGGCACGCACATCATCAGGGTTGCCCTGCACATAGCCCGACAACCGGTGGTACATAAACTTGCTGTATTTGTTAGCTATTACAGTATGCCTGGGGTTGGTAATCAACATGGCCATCATTGAAGCGGCAATGCCGTCGACCACCCAGGTAACATTAAATTCTGATCTGTTCAGATAGTTCCATAACGCTTGTCCCTGCGGCACCTCGCCACCATCGGAGTTTACATAAAAGGTCAGATTTTGGCACCCCGATTTTTTAAGACCTTCAAGATCCTTTACCAAATAATCCACATCTATGTCCATCCACTTACCAATGATACCATAGAGCAGTATTTCGGCGCTATTTCCGTTAATTTGATTTACCAGGCTTTTAATCATCTGACCTTTTCATTAAAACTTTTTCACAATCACCATCACCGTGGGTGCAATAATAATATGTCTTTTTACCTTTTTCCGAAATCGTTAAGGTTTTTAATACAATCGTTTAAGTTTCTTGAGTAGTTGTTCAAAGGTTTTGAGTGATTTTACGATTTTGCGGAGTGATCTTATATTTTTGGGCATTATAATAATAATGTAAATGAAGATCAAGGAAAAAGAGGAATGGGCCAAGTTATTGTTTACACTCGAAAACCTTTCACAGATAGAGATAGCTGAAAAGGTCGGCGTTAGCAAAGTCACTGTAAACAAATGGGTTAAGAAAGGCAAGTGGGAGGAACAAAAGGCAAGTCTTACAGTAACCCGCGAACAGCAATTACAACGCCTGTACATGCAAATTGCCGAGATCAATAAAACCATTTCGGAACGAGATCAGAAATATGCCACACCAGCCGAGGCTGATTCTATAAACAAACTGGCCAGCGCCATCGACAAGATGGAACGTGAAAGTTCGCTGGCTGATATTATAAGTGTATCGGTGCGATTTTTAAACTGGCTGCGCCTCCTTGATCTTGCAAAAGCAAAAGAACTATCGGGCTTGTTTGACGCTTTCATAAAAGACAACCTCAAATAATGGTAAACAAATCCACAAGAGAATTCATCAATTATTGGGACGAATACCGTAAATCGCTCCTTTGCGACACCATTATTGAAGACAGTATGTCGGCTGCAGAGATCCTTAAACATCGTCTGGAACTTGAAGCGGATCCTGTTAAGTGGATGTATCATTTTTTTCGCAAATATGCCAAAGCGGAATTTGCCCCATTTCACAAAAAAGCAATCAGACGGATGATCCAGAATAAAGAATGGTATGAGGTACTGAGCTGGTCGCGTGAATTAGGCAAAACCACCGTGGTGATGATGGTAGTCCTTTACCTGGTACTTACCGGTAAAAAGAAAAATGTTATTTTCTGCAGCTCGAGTTACGATAATGCTGAACGCCTGCTGGAACCTTACCGCGCTAATCTCGACAGCAATTCGTTAATAAGGGCTTATTATGGCAACCAGGTGGAATATGGCCACTGGGAGATGGGTGAATTTAAGACGAAATCAGGGGCAGCCTTCAGGGCGCTGGGAGCCGGACAAAGCCCCAGAGGTACCAAAAACGAGGATGTAAGGCCCGACCTGATAGTGGTGGATGATTACGATACTGACGAGGATTGTCGCAACCCTGATGTGATTGATTACCGATGGAAATGGTTTGAACAGGCGCTGTATCCCACCCGCTCCATTTCGGAACCTGCACTTATCATATGGTGTGGCAATATTATCGCCAAAGACTGTGGAACCGTAAGAGCCGGTAAACTGTCCGACAATTGGGATATTGTAAACATACGTGATAAAAACGGTAAAAGTTCGTGGCCGCAAAAAAACTCCGAAGAGCAAATAGACAGGCTGCTGAGTAAGATAAGCACTATGTCTGCCCAGCAGGAGTATTATAACAATCCACTGTCGGTAGGTGACACCTTTAAAGAACTGCACTGGGGACAGATACCGCCATTACATAAATTCAGGTTTCTGATCAGCTATGGTGACCCTGCCCCAAGCAATAGTAAAAACAAAGCCAACTCTTACAAAGCCAATTTCCTTATCGGGATGATCGACGGTATATTTTATGTCATTACCGGATATCTCGATCATGTAACCAATGCTGAATATGTTGACTGGTACTATTACCTAGACAAATATGTGGCGGGTAAAACACAGGTGTATTACTTTACCGAAAACAACAAACTGCAGGATCCGTTTTATCAGCAGGTTTTTATTCCGCTGTTTGTTGAGGCCGGTAAGAAAAACGGGTATTATCTTTCAATTGCCCCCGATGGACGCATTAAACCGGATAAATTCAGCCGTATAGAAGGCAACCTGGAACCGATTAACCGGCAGGGACGACTTATATTAAATGAGAAGGAAAAAGGCAATCCGCACATGGATCGGCTGTCGGAGCAGTTCCTCCTGATCAACCCGAAACTGAACGCCCCTGCAGATGGACCCGACTGCGTGGAGGGAGGGGTATGGATTGCCAATACAAAAAACCTTCAGATAAGCATCGGGGATATTCATTTTGGCAGGAAGCCAATTAATAAAAAAAGAGTTTAAACATGGAAACAACATTATTTAAAAGAATATGGAACTATTACAGGATTAAATCTGCCATAAAAACTGCAAACAAGCTGCACGACCTTACAGGCAAAAGGCATTACGTAATAAAGATTTTCAACAAAATCCGTGTATATGACCGCAGCCATATAAATTTTCTGATCAACGACGGCGTGCTTCATAAACGGCTCAGGGAAGCCAACGAACTGCAAAAGATATGTATTTATTTCACCAAATAATAATCACATGTATTTAGACCAAACCGATCTGGAAAAAGGCTTATATCCCGAAATACTTAACGTTCTGACACGCAGTAACCCGGATAACATAAGCAATGCCATAAGCGAAGCCATAGCAGAAGTAAACTCATACCTGGGCGTCCGCTACAATATGCAGGCCGAATGGAATAAAAGCGGAAGCAGCCGTAATGTGCTTGTGGTGAAAATGGTACGTGATATAGCCTTATATAACTGCTATAACATCAGCAACCCGGTAAACATGCCTGAAAGCAGGGCGCAGAAATATAAAGATACTATCAGTTTTCTGAAGGATGTACAGGCAGAAAGGGCACAATTAGACGGCCTTACCCGACTGTCGGATGCTTCCAACACCTCCGGAAGCAATTACCTGACATTCGGCGGAAATACCAAACGCAATAACTCTTACTAATGAAAAGATTTGAAGCAAACGCAAAAAAAGATATCGTGATTCAGAATATCACGATCAGACCTGTCAACAGGAAAACCCAGGATATTGCTAACTGGAAAAATGCTATCAGCCAATTTGAAAACATATACAACCCGTCACGCGTGTTGCTCTACGACCTTTATGATGATATCATCCTCGACGGTCAGATAGAAGCAACCTGGGGAAAACGCCAGGACATGATACTGAATAAGGATCTGTTATTTGTCCGTGATGGTAAAGAGGATACCGAACTGAACAAATTGCTTAATTGTCCTTCCATGCGGTTGTTACTCAAAGAACTTCACAATGCTATCGCCTGGGGATTTACCCTCGTGCAGATCAACGGCATTACCTATAATGCGGATGAGGAACAGTATTCTATAGATTTTGACCTTATACCGCGCAAACATGTGCACCCTGAACGGAACTTTGAATGTATAAGCAAAGAACAATCGTTTGCCTCTAAAGACATCTTATTTAAAGAACCGCCGCTAAGCAGATACCTGATGTGGTCCGGCGATCCCAAAGACATGGGGCTGCTGGTAAAATCTGCACAATATGTTATTTATAAGCGCGGTGATTTCGGCGACTGGGCACAGTTTGCAGAAATGTTTGGCATGCCCTTCCGCGAAGGGCGTTACGACGATTATGATGACAAAACCCGTGTTGCACTTGAACGGGCCATGGAAGTGTACGGGGGCGCATCATATGCCATATTGCCAAAGGGCGCTGAATTTAAGATACACCCTAATTCCGACAGCTCCGGCAGCTCTTCTTTATACAAAGACCTGTATGCAGCATGCAACGCTGAGATCTCAAAGATAATGCTTGGAAACACACTGACAACAGAGCAGGGAGATAAAGGCGCCAGGGCACTGGGCGATGTACACCAGGAGGCTGAAGACAGTAAAAACAAATCGGACGAGAAATTCATCATCGACTTGCTCAACGGAAAGTTTAAAGCCATACTGAAAGTATTCGGGTTCAATGTTTCCGGTGGTGAAATATGGTACAAGTCGCCTGAAAAAGACTGGGACAAACTCCAGAAAAAATGGAGTGTGATAAACGAAGTGTCAAATAAGGTTCCTGTGGCCGATGATTATATATACGAGGAGTTTGATATTCCAAAACCAGAAAACTACGAAGCGCTGCGCACAAAAATGGATGACGACGCTTTAAATGCTATTGAAACTGCTATCCAACATCCTTTAAATGACCCAAACAAACCATCTAATACTATTGTACGAAGGATAAAGGATTTTTTCGTATAAGCCCCTGGAACGGGGGCAGGCAATTGGATAAACTATACCAGACCCAGGATGCTGATCTGCTGGCCTGCCATATAGCCAATTTTCCGCTTGTCAGTTTCACCAACAGAGCTTCGGACACTTTCAGGGAAGTGATGGCAGATATCAAGTCCGGTTATGATGACAGCATACATCCCAAACTGTTTGAACTCTATAAAGACAATTATCATAAGGGGCTGGCCATGTTTGGCGAACCTGAAACGGGCAGCAGGTATTTTGATCTTAATGAAAAGTTTAAACTGAATACAGCTCGTTTAGCAGCATATAAAAGTTACAAGGTAACAGGAATTCTGAAGGGTCTACCTGAAAAGGATTTTGATAAAAACGCCATGCAGGTATTAAAAAACTTCAACCGTTACCAGGCAACCGAATACAATGCTATTGTTGCGCGTGCCAGGAGCGCTAAACAGTTTATAGACTTTAAGCAGGATGCCGACCTGTATCCGAATATGGAGTGGATCATGACCAGATCGGCCAATCCCAGGGAGGAACATCTGGCCATGGTGGGAACCATCAGGCCTATAAATGACCCATTCTGGAATGAGAATCAGCCGGGAAACCTGTGGAACTGCAAATGCGATTGGCAGCCAACCGATAAAGAAGCCACTGGCATTCCTAAGAAGGAAGTAAAACCCGCCACCGGGCTGGATGGAAATCCGGCAATGACCGGGGAGTTGATTACTGATGCTCATCCGTATATAAGAAAAGTTAATAATCTGAAAGAAATTGAACATTTTGTTTTTAAAAACCATTTGGAACCATTATTAAGCACATATCGTGAGTCATTGTCATTAAAAGGGTTACCAGTAGAATCAGATAATATCAAAACTGGAAAAATGACTACTAAAAAAAATTCCATTAGGCAAATCGCAAGACATAATTATATTATCAAAATTCAATCTCAGGCATTATTTTTAGAAAGCAGTATTAAAAATTGGGAATACATTGGTTGGGCTGATGCCGAAGAAAAACACCGTGAAGCAGCATATTTCTTTTATTATAAAGTTACAATTGGTAAAGTAGAAAAATATGCAAATGTTGCTATTCATAAGGAATATCTTTCAGAAGTTCCCTATGCGATAATTAATACAATTGATATGAAAAAAGTAAAAGAAGGAGTACCTGATGATATTGATAAATGGATAAAAAAATGAGATTTTGAAATGCGTAGTAGCGAATCCATACTCCGCCTCGGCTTACATTCAAAATCTCAATACAAAGATACAAAAATAAACATAGCAAAATCAAGTATTTAACAAAATAAATTTATGCTCACCCTCACACCGGAACAATTCGCAGCCAAAATACAACAGCATTCTGCTGAAATAAGCAGGCTGATAGCGTATGACCTGCCCCGGATCATCGGTAGGGAGGCGGTGAAACATTTCAAACTGAATTTTAAGAATGAAGGGTGGGAACGCGACCCATGGCCCGAAGTAAAAAGGCGCATGGCCGAATCAGGAAAAAAAGGTAAAAAGGGGCAGTTGCTTACAAGACAACCGGCATCATTCACCAGAAAAATATTAACCGGAAAAACCGGCGACCTGGGAAGATCCATCCAATATACTCCGGAAAACGGTAAAGTAACAATACACAGCGATCTGATCTATGCTGCCGTTCACAACTTCGGGTTAAAAGCAGGACGAGGCAAAGGTTTTACTATGCCCAAACGGCAATTTATTGGCGACAGCGAAGAGCTGAACGATAAAATAATGGACATCATCAATACAAAAATCAATTTAATATTCAACAAATGAGGAAGCAGTTGTACTTAGACATACAAGATAAACTCAAAGCCATCAAAGATGATAGCGGTATGCAGTTGCTGCAGCACTTCGATCTGTGGAACCAGCAGGTTAATTTCATTGAGGCAGAATCGCCGTTTAACTTTCCTGCCGTATTTGTTGAATTTATGCCTCACCAGTGGCAAACACTCGGAAACAAGGTTCAGCAGGCAGAGATTGTTATACGCCTGCATATAGTCACTAAATGGTTTGCACAAACAGCCGAATATAGCCCATTACAAAGCGAAGCCCTGGACTATCTTGATCTGCCAGATAAATTGTTTGCCGCAATGCAAAGCAATGCCACAAGCGCCTCAAATGGCTTCATGAGACTATCGAGCACAGTTAACCATAATCACGAAGGCATAGTGGACACCATTGAAGAATATAAGACGCTGATTGTTGACCGGTCGGCAGTTACCTCACAAACACCTTTAACAAATACAACACCAGTAATTAATATCCCATAATAATGGAACAAGCTATTTATAACTTTAATCCTCACGTAAAAGGCGATACCTTTGAAGCGCTCACCTTCACGGTATCAGTCAATGAAGAACCGTTAACCCTGACAGGGGCATCTATCCGGATGCATCTCCGTCTGGCACCCCTGCATCCGGTAGCACATGAACTTTCTACTGACGAAGGCCATATCGCAATAACCGATGCTGTCAACGGAGAATTTCAGATCAAAAAGCAGATCATTGATTTTCCTGCAGCCTTATATTGGTATGATATTGAGATCACACTGGCTAACGGAGATATCAAAACCTATGTGGCGGGCAAGTGGCAGATTACCCAGGATGTAACACATTAATAAGGCTATGGACAATGTAATTATCGAAATAACCGCACAGCCGCAAAATGTTGCGGTGAACATTACCGAGAGCGCTGAAACGGTAACGGTAAATGTATACGATGGGAAACCCGGCCCTGCAGGCCCCCAGGGAGAACCGGGGGCGCCAGGACAGCCGGGACAGGATGCCATAACCTACGAAAAGCGGCATCTATGGGTGGCTCCATACAGTTATTGTGGGGTGGCTATATTGGGGACTCCGGAAAGCGCCGCCGCCTGGAAGATTACCCGTATAGAGGTATTCCTCAACGGTACCACAGAAACCAAACATGCCAATAATGTAAGATGGACAGAAAGACAAACCATAAATTATACATAAGATGAGAAAGTATTCAATAATTATCAATGCGATTGGAGACAGCTATGTGCTCATTATCGACTCTTGGATTGAAAAAGAAGGCGCTAAAACTGAAACAAAAGAATTTAAAAAGATTAATCTAAGTTTGGCCGATGCGCTCAAATATCAGCAGGATTTTATAACCGAAAATAGTAAATAATCATGGCGACAGTATGGGCAATAGCATCCGGCAATGTATCGGACGGTGCAAAATGGAATACAGGACTTGTCCCTGGTATAGACGATGATGTTTATGCTGACGGCAAAGATATGGTTGTTGATTTGGAAAACTGGTCTATTAAATCATTAAGGACAACAAATAGAGGTAGTGGCACCGTAGGCGGTACATTTACATTTCCAACAAGTACTTATGTCGCCACGCTAACTGGTTTTTATTCAGGAACACCGTATGCATCCTATGGTGCATTTAAGATTACTGCAAGTAGTCCTGAAACTATAATTATCATAGGAGATATCCGGAACTGGGAAGTAACCGGAACAACATGTCTTGCAATCACAGGTAATTGTGATGTTTATATCACTGGAAACACTATAAATAATGGAGCATATGGTTCATACGCCATATATTATAATAGTACAACAGGCGGAAATATCATACATTCAGGTAATATAATTCAATCCGGTGGATATGGTCCCGCTATTGGTAGTCAATATAATTCATTGGGGCTTGTAATTTTGGGCACTGGAAATTATATACATACAGGCAATCTATCATCTGCAAATTGTGAAGCTGTATCTGTACGCGGAACAGGTTCATTTATAAGCACCGGTATTGCAACGTCATCAACTGTAATGCCAGCAATATACAGTACGGGTACAAATAATATATACTATAATGGAATACTGGTTATGCAGACACCACCTGCAAGTCAAGTACCTGTAATATATCAAGCATCTTCGGGAGGAGGTTGTATTTATTTTAAAGGGATAGCAGAAAACAAATCTACCACAATGGCTATCTATGCTTATCGTATGTGTTTATTAAGCAGTGGTTCAACGACATGGAAATTCAAAGATGAGTTAGGTGTAGAAAAAAATATATATACTGCTGACGTATCACCTCTTGGCAATCCGCCAACATCAGATGTCAGAAGTGGTGTAAACTTTGGGCCATCAACTGAGTTAACAGGTACCTGCCATGTTCCTCCGGCGTCGGCAACGATAAAAGGGGTTCCCGTTGATAACACTGTGGGCACATGCGAGGTGATGTCCGCTGCAGGTTTCCTCGCAGAACTATCTAACAGCTCCGACCCGCTGGCGGTACGCCTCAGAAATGTGGCAACCGTGGAAAGTACAGGCGACCAGTTAGCTGCCTCCAGCCCATAAAAAGTTTATTGTTTTCTTTTCAGGCTTTTTCTCTGAAACCACTTTCCCCTGATAAATAAAGCAGCCAGCGAAACAAGACTTATACCCGACATGCTTGCTCCGGCTTTTGGGTAGCCTTTATAAAAAGCGTAAAACGTAGCGCATAAAAAGCACAAGACAATAATAAAAGCAAATATTTGCCCTATTAAACTTTGGTTTAATTGAGATTTTACCGCCTTTTTCTCAATATCTATTCTGTGATCCTGCTGCTTTTCTGCCATTTTCATTACACGATCAGCACCATTAGGTATTAAATTATTGTAGCCTTCTAAAGTTTCTACATCCGGTAGTGGCCCTGAATGAAATTGATACTTCAACTGGGATATACTTTTTACAATACGAACTTTTGCCTTTGATGGCACCCCCTCAAACAGCTTAGGATCTGTTTTCAATAATTCCTCTTCTATGGATTTAATATCCGTAGGGGGCTTAATCAATTCGTCCATTGGGCATATTATTTTTGTGGCTGCAGTTGTTTTAATGCCTGCTCTATATCCTGTCCTACCATTTCAAAATCATTTCTGATAGCTTTGGCATCAGCCTCTTGTTCAGAATCGCTTGAGTTGAATTCGTAATAATTTCCGAATATATTGATAATTGATCCGGCACCGACTAAACATCCTGTATCAGAAAACAGGAAATCAGTTCTTTTTTTTCCCATGAATTGCGACGATTTTGATAATGAACGGAAAAAATATGAAATTATTGCTTCAATTTTTTTCATAATTCATTGCAAAAGTAATAATTATTACAAATATACAACAATTTATAAAAAAAGTCAATAAAAAAGCCCCCGCTTTACGCAGAGGCTTCCAGGTTCCATTGGCTGAAGTAAGAGACAACTACTTTTTTTTAGAATTCAAAAACTTGGATATGCTACGCAAATGATTACGCAGCGTATTGAAGGTGTATGTTATATCCTCTCGTTGCTGTATGCCCGGACACTCCTGGTAGCATACCCACGAGGTAAACATTTCGGTGAGGTTGTTTTCAAGCACTTCCATCTCGCATTCTTTGGCGAGTTCGGTAACTATGGCGGTTTCTGTTGTCATACCTGTGCCTCCTATATTTTACCCTTGCTCAGGCGGTTTATAACCTTATCTTTATTAATAGGAGCTGTCATGATTAACTCGAATATCTCAAGCATCTGCATGGCTGTAAAATGATACACATGCTCATCGAGCGGACGGCCAACATTGAACACATCGCGGTATATGCTACTCATAACTGCGCTGGGCACGTTCATATTGGACAGGTTTAAAAGCCGGTCGAAGGCAGCAACATTGATAAACCATTTGCCCACCAATATCTGTTTGCAATTGTCGCTGCCTATCTTATCAATATACTGACCGCCGTTACTCTGGTAACCCAAATATTTCATAATAGGAGACAGCCGGGCATAAATAACACCACCGGTAATATAAATCTGGTTGGTGTACTGCCCCATTTTAACAGTCATAAGTGTTTCTTCCTGGTAAGGCGATGCCTGGGCAGCGATTTGCTTTGTTTCGGGCTGCTTGCTGCGAAGCTCGTGCTCCATCAGGTTGAAGCGTTCTATGTACGCCTCTTTAAACATCATGGCTTTGGGGCCGGTGTAGCCAAAGGCAAGCATGGTAAAACCATCTTTGGTTACGTGGTATTCTTTATTCTCCTTTCCTGATTTGTCTCTGTAATTACTCAATCCAAAATTGGATTGAGTGAATTTTTCAGAACAGTTTAAATTTTGAATGTCCCGCAACACATGGGCGTGTTGCTTGCTGAATGTTTTGGCAATCAGCCGTGATGTGGTCATGGGCTTATCGTTTTCGATAAACACCAGGTGCTCGTTTTTAGTCGGAGCTGGCATATGCGTCAACTTAATTTATTTTCTTCTT